AAGTCTTTACACCTAAAGGATCACCTAAAGTATGCGAAGAGAATTTAGCTACTGTAGTGAATACGGCTCCAGAAGCAGCTAAGAAGCTAGCAGAGTGGAAGATGTTAGAGACACGCTGGAAGACCGTAGAGGCATGGTTAGAGAATTTGGACAACAATGATAGACTACATGGTACAGTACATACAATGGGGGCAGTTACAGGCCGTATGACACACTCTAATCCTAACATGGCTAATATTGTCTCAGTAGATAAACCATATGGTACAGAGTGCAGAGCTTGTTTTACCGTACCTGACACATCTCACAGAATAGTTGGTATGGACGCTAAAGGTTTAGAGCTACGTATGTTAGCACACTATATGCGTGATCAAGAGTATATGGACATTGTGGTTAATGGTGATCCACATGAGACTAATAGAATAGCCGCTGGATTAAGTACTCGCGCTCAAAGTAAGACGTTTATATACGCATTTCTCTATGGCGCTGGTGCTGAGAAGCTAGGTAGCGTTGTAGGCGGTACGGCTAAAGACGGTGCTAGACTAAAGAGAGATTTCTTAGCTAACATGCCGTCACTTGATGCCTTAATAACTAAGGTACAGGGTATGGCAGAGAAAGGTTCGTTACAGGGTTTAGATGGAAGGAGAATATATGTTAGACATCAACATGCGGCACTAAACACTCTTCTACAGGGTGCAGGAGCGATATCTTGTAAGCAGTGGTCTATTTGTATGGAGAATTTTATACATAAAGAGAAGCTACGTGCCTACTTGGTCAACACAATTCATGATGAAATGCAGTTTGAGGTTCATCAAGATGATGTTGATAAAATAATTGAAGGGTCAGACTTGACAATGCTTGAAGCAGGGCGTATACTCAAAGTTCGCTTACCCTTGAATGCTGACAGTAAGGTTGGCACTAATTGGGCTGAAACACATTAAAACAAAACAAGGACAAAATGATATGGCTAATCAACCAAATATGATTGTTAAAGGCGTAGCAGAATGGGCATGTGTACATGCTCCTAATCAACTATCTAACAAGTATCAAATTGATATTTGTCAACTAGATAAGAAAGATGCTTTAGCACTAGCAGAAAGTGGTGTGGAAGTGAAGAGTGGCTCTGGTGATAAAGCAGGTAAAGGTAACTACGTGACTGCTAAGACTGTACGTCCACCTAAAGTTATGGACGCAAAAAAGAATGTTTGGCCCTCTACTATTATGATTGGTAACGGAAGTACTGTTAAGTGTTCTGTTACTCCATTTGAATGGGTCTTTCAAAAGAAGTCTGGTGTGAGCGTTTCACTTAATGCTGTAATGGTATTAGACTTTAAAGACTCTGGTATGAGTAGCGTTGATCTTGACTCAGAAGATGGTTTTGTTCTAGATGACTTAGACGTTAACTCTACAGAAGAAGACTTGTAAGCTTATAGACTAAGCACAACAGTAGGGGTCATCTTGTAACAAGAGATGAAACATCTAGTAACGAGGGTCGGGGTTATTAGATACTTTTCGGGTGATGCCGTAATACATCCGTGGGGGGTCATGGTTAACCCCCCAACTTACAGGAGTGTACGTCACGGTTAAGCTAGTAACCTGTATAAACTAAGACGCTAGTAGGTTCGGGGATGCCTTCACAAGAAGTTCCCCACTTATTTTAAGGAGAGACTATGCCACTTCCAAGTAAACCTAAAAAAGTACATACTCTGATAGAAGATATACATCATCTATTACAGCATGGTAAAGAAGAGCTAGATCAAGACAATCTAAAAGAATTTTTAAGCGTAATGAAAGAAGAGGTAGAACGTTTTCTACAACCCTATGAAGGAGAACGTAAGCGTCTACGTCTTTCTGCTGTAGGCCGTACTGATCGTAAACTATGGTACGAGATCAATGATCCTATACCACGTAAAGAAACTCCACAACTACGTATGCGCTTCTTCTATGGACATATACTAGAGGCTCTACTTTTGTATCTTGCTACAGAGGCAGGACATAAGGTAGAACATAAACAAGCTGAAGTTGTAGTAGAAGGTATCAAAGGACACATAGATGCTGTTATTGACGGTGTACTAGTAGACGTTAAGTCTGCATCTGACTATGGCTTTAAGAAGTTTAAGGATGGTAATTTGGTAAACGATGATCCTTTTGGATACATTGCACAGATAAGTTCTTACATGGAAGGTATGAACTTAGAAGAAGGAGCTTTCTTCGCTATTAACAAAAACAGTGGTGATTTATGTCTACTACAACTAGATGAATTAATGACTATTAACGCCTCTGAAAGAGTACGTAACATAAAGAAGATAGTAGCTTCTAAGGATATTCCAAATAAGTGCTATGATGATAAGCCTGAAGGCGCTAGTGGTAACAGAATAATAGATAAAGGTTGCTCCTTCTGTGATTACAAGTATAGATGTTGGTCAGATGCTAACGATGGTGTAGGTTTACGTACATTTAAATACTCTAATGGATGGAAACACTTTACTAAAGTAATGAAAGAACCTAACGTAGCAGAAGTGTTATAGAGATGAATGGAGAGATGAGATGGAACAGCTTAAACTAGATATTGAAGATAACGTAGTTACAAAATTTACTATGACTCCACACCTTAAAAATAGAACAAGACAGATACTTAGTATTCTTAGAGACAGAGATTGGATTACTGTTGAAGAGTTAAGTACACTCACTGGTTATGACAAACAAGGGTCTATATCAGCACTCTGTAGAAATCTACGTAAAAAGAAATATGGTAGTCATAAAGTTATCGGAAGGTACAATAAAAATAAAATATACGAATATAGGCTCATAGAAGAAGATGTAAAATGAGTAAGATAGTACAAGCACACGCTCCTTGCACTGATTGCGGTAGTAGTGACGCTCTAACCATCTACGAGGACGGGTCTTTCTGTTTCTCCTGTAGAAAAGTACGTAAGGACGGTAACGTCATGGAACTTGAAGAAGCTATTAAAGTAACAGCTAAAAACAGTACTCTTACTGTAGGGCAAACACAAGAACTAAAGCGTAGGCAAATAAGCAAGTCTACTGCACACAAGTATGGTGTTACAGTCTTAAACGATAAGCACTACTATCCGTACTTTAACTCTTGGAACGAACACGTAGCTAACAAAGTACGAGGAGTTAGTAAGTCTTTCTCTGTTGAAGGAGACATACGGCAGTCAGGGCTATTTGGTCAACAACTCTTTAAGAAGGGTGGTAAGTACATAACGTTATGTGAGGGTGAGCTAGATGCGTTATCTGCACATGAGATGTTTGATAGCAAGTGGCCCTGCGTAAGCATCAAGACAGGTGCGGCTGGAGCTTGTAAGGACGTTGAAGATAACTACGAGTATCTTATGAGCTTTGAAAATGTTATTATATGTTTTGATAACGATAAAGTCGGTATAGAAAATGCACGTAAGGTAGCTGAAGTATTATCGCCTAAAGCTAAGATCATGAACATGCGTTACAAAGATGCTTCTGAGTATCTTATGGAGTCTAAGCAGACTGAGTTCTCTTCTGATTGGTGGAATGCAGATAGCTTCACACCTGATGGTATAGTAGCTGGTACAGACCTTTGGGATACTCTTCTTAAAGGGCCAGAGAAGTCTATCGTAGACTATCCGTTCGCTGGACTCAATAACATGACTTATGGAGTTCGTAAGGGTGAGCTAGTGACTATCTGCGCTGGTACAGGCATAGGCAAGTCTAGCTTTCTACGTGAGATCATCTATCACATCTACGGTAACACTGACGAGAACATAGGTCTTATGTTCATGGAAGAAAGTGTACGTACTACTGCTGAGAGTTTGATGGGTCTGCATCTCAATAAGCCTTTGCATCTTCCTGATGTGGTTTATGAGGATGAAGAGTACGAGAAAGCCTTTAAAGAAGTACTAGGCTCTAATCGCTTTTTCTTCTTTGATCACTTTGGCTCCAATACAATAGAGAACATCATCTCTAGAATACGCTATCTTGTTAGAGCATTGGGATGTAGATATATTGTTTTAGATCATATTAGTATACTAGTAAGTTCACAAGAAAACTCTATGGACGAGAGAAAGACCATTGACTCTTGCGTGACTAAACTACGTACACTTGTACAGGAGTTAGGTATCTGTCTCTTTATGGTATCACATCTACGTAGGCCATCTAGTGGTTCACATGAGACAAATACTGCTGATGTTGGTCTAAACGATATACGAGGATCACATAGTATTGGACAGTTAAGTGATATTGTTATAGCTCTAGAGCGTAATGGACAGGCTG